CCAAGATGTGCATTCTTTGTTAAGGATATCAGTCGTAATTGTGAAGTAGTGGATTATAACAAGGCATGGTAATGAAATACAGAAAAGAAATATTTGATAGGTTGAAAAAGATCATTGGTGATAGTAGTCTAACATTAGCAGTGATATATACAATTGGTCACATTATTATTGCAATAATATGTGTAAGAGTTATAACTGGTGCTAGTTTAGAATTAGCAGCCGTGGATGCATTTGTAGAACCAATCATCAATGGCTTTTGGTTTTATTTCTTACACAAACTTTGGAGAACAAGCAATGAGCGATAAGCTCAACATTGCAAACGAAATGCGTTGTCTGGATAGCAAGGATAGAAACTTCTATGACAGTCTAACAGATGAAGAACGTAAAAAGTATTCAAACTTTCTTATGATACGTTGGAGTTCAAGTATACAAGGTTCGAGTGAACTACAAGAATATTACTTGATTGCCTGTAATGAACGTTTGAATAAACATTTCTTTGACATCAACAAGCATCCTAAACTACAATGGTTGTGTGCCACTAGTATTTCTCCGGGTATGGGAAATCACAGACACCAATGGATTGCACCTAAGAAGAAAGAAAAAGGCAACAACGAAGGCAAGAAGATTCTTATGGAACTGTTTCCTGCAATGAAAGCAGATGAGATCAATTTACTAAGTAAACTTATGACAAACAAAGAACTAAAGGAACACATGCGTGACAGTGGAGTCGCTGACAAAAAGTGAAACACATGTTTGCAAGTATTGTCAACGTGAGTTTAGAAAAGAAAGCACATTAGCAGTGCATCTGTGCGAGCAGAAGAAACGTTCACAAGAAGAAAAAGAAGTAGGTGTACAAATTGGTTTGCAAAGTTATTTGACATTTTACACAATGACTCAAGGCAGTGCTAAACTAAAAACATTTGCAGAGTTTTCAACATCTCCGTACTATAAAGCATTTGTAAAGTTTGGAAGACATTGCGTAGCAATCAATGCTATCAACGTACCAAAGTTTGTTGAGTATGTTGTAAAACAAAATAAGAAATTAGATCATTGGTGCAAAGAAAGTGTATATGATGAGTATTTGCAACACTACATAAGAAGAGAAGCACTAACTGATGCACTACAACGTGGCATTGAGTATGGTATAAAGTGGAGTGAGAAAACTGGTAATCCAGCACAGGACTTTTTACGTTATGGCAATGACAATGCAGTAGCATTTGCAATAAGCACAGGACGTATATCACCTTGGTTGGTATTCAACTGTGAATCAGGTCAATCATATCTAGCACAGATGAATGGAGACCAAACAAAAATAGTATGGCCATGGATTGATCCAGACTTTTGGCAAAAGAAGTTTAGAGACTATCCAGCAGATCAGGTATACTGTGAAGAAATACTTAAACAAGCAGGATGGTAATGAAAACACTTTGTTTAGGAAACAATCATTCTCACACCGACGAGATGACATCTGCGTTAGGATTAAATCACGGATTAATTACAGATACTTCAATCGAATTACAAGATGGGTATTATCATACAAGTGTTCTTGATTTATCACTAAGTGAAATACTAGATCTTGCTGAACGTTTTGACAGTGTTGTTGTACTTGATCAGCCCATTGAATTATGGAATCATCCAACTGAATTTCATAACACAAACGAAATTGCTTTACAAATTGGTAATAAAGTTTTGTGGCAAAACGCCTCTGGAAAAGACCAATTGCAATACTGGAAAAATTTAGTAACAGATAATAAAAGTTTTTGTATATTTCCTTTTATTGAACTGTTAACAATGAATGGACACACAACTGTTTGTTGTAGAAGCAATACTCCTATAGTAGATATAAACAAGTTAGAAAACTTTTCTACAGACAGTGCATACCAGAAGATACGTCAATCAATGATTGATGGCAAGCTGCTACCTAAGCATTGCAATGAATGTTATAAAATAGAAGACAAAGGTATACAGTCTGCTAGACAGGAAGAAACAGTTGAATGGGCATTAAAACTCAACTTAACGTCAATTGATGACCTAAAAACAATTACTAATCCTGTATACTACGAAGTTCGTCCAAGTAATATATGTAACCTAATGTGTAGAATGTGCAGTCCAAAGGATAGTAGTCTCATTGAACGTGAACAGAAAGACCTAGGATTAATTCCTGAAGAGTACACAGAATCATTTAGTGATTTTGATATTGTGCAAATAGAGAATATAATAAAGTTGTATGTTGCAGGTGGAGAACCTACTGCAATGCCTGAGTTTTATAAGTTTCTAAGAAAATGCATTGATCAAAAACATACAGATTTTGAATTTCAAGTAAACACCAATGCAGTAAAAGTCTCAACGTTGTTATTAGAATTAGGCAATAGTTTTTCAAACCTACAATATATTGTAAGTATTGACGGTTATAAACTTGCAAATGACTACACACGTTGGCGTAGCCAATGGGACCCAATGATTGAGAATGTAAAAACGTTGCAACAGCATGGACATACTGTAAGTTTTAACACCACATTAAGTTTATATACTATTTTTGATTATACTGATCTTATAGAATTTCTTGATAAAGAGTTTCCAGGATGTCTGGTACACGGGCAGTTTGCAGAGAACATTTGGCCTTTTGTTTTTACGTATTCTTCAGAACAAATTTTTAAACTAGAAAGAATAAAACATACAAACATATATAAAAACAATACACTTTTTAAAAGTTTTGTTGATGGTGTAATAAATCTTGCTAAATCAAGTAAGTTAGATCAACCCAAATTAAGTAAATTTTTTAGTTACAATGATCAACTTGACAAATCAAGGAATTCGTGTTTAAATAACTATATACCTGAATTAGAACATCTTAGAACGTTAGTAGGAGAAGAAAATGGGATTAACAAGACCTAAAGTAACACAGATGGAAAAGAAGCCTAAACTAAAAGACAATGACTTTGTACTTGGTATGGTCAAAAGTATTATACGTATAGGTGCATGTTATATGTTGTATACAGGAAATATAGAAATGGCCGCAGTAACACTTGTTATTGCTGAATTTACTGGCATAGGAAATAGATTAATCTAATGAGTGCAGACGTTGACATAGACTTTGCTGATAGGCAAAGTGTAATTGATTTGATCCGGTGTACTCCTGCAAGACAAAATGCAGAAGGACGCAAACACAATTCAGGTGTCTACGTCACTCCAATACCTGTTGATGCATCTAACGGTTGTGCCAGTATTGATTATGAAACTGCCGAAACAAGAGGATATTTTAAACTTGACTTGCTTAATCAAAGTGTGTATACACTTATTCGTGATCAAGCACACTATGATGAGATGGTAACACAACAACCGGACTGGACTAAACTACAAGACAAACAGTTTTGTGAACAGATAGTACACATAGGCAACTATCACGATCTAATAGTTGCAATGAAACCTGATAGTGTACAACGTATGGCTGCATTTATCAGTATAATACGTCCGGGTAAAGCATCTTTACAACGTAAACCGTGGGCAGATGTATTTGCAACTGTGTGGGATGGTGATGATAGTGCTGGTTTTGTGTTTAAGAAATCACATGCAGTAAGTTATGCAAAACTGGTTACACTGCACATCAATCTACTCTGCGAACAAGTGTAATACTGCGTCGTTTAATTTTTTTACGTGAAAGTTCTTGTAAGCTCGTAGCAGGTCCTAGTATGATATCTAAATCTTTGTTGATAAACGTTTTGAGATAAGGTCTAAACTGTTCCCAGTCTTGTTTGAGAAATATGTTAATAGGTATACTACGGTTTGATTCCCACCACCACTGATTTGCAAACTCTAGAAAGTCACGTTTTTGTCCTTCATGAACAATACCACCAAAGTTATAGATTGTGGTTATTTGATCATCTCTATTTTGTATAACACCAACGTATTCATTACCTGCATAAGTGCAAAATGTAATGAACGGGTATCGTTCTGCAATCTTTTCGAATAGCTCTACGCCCATAAATACCTAGTAATTGGAGTTAAATTAATGTATTCTACACCCGTCTATTTATATCAGCAAAAGCAACAGGTGCTATTACCTGCTACGGACGGTTCGTACTTTCAAAGGAGATGGCAACCAGTGTATGCTAAAAAATTAAAAGTCAATCGCGGCGTCGATAATGTTATACTGTTTGAGTTTATCAATCAAGATCAAAAACCCGTAAACATATCAGGCAGTACTATTACTTACCGTATGATGAGTACCGACGGTGATGAATTGCTAATAGCAAAAGATCTAGAAACACTCAGTGCTGCCTATGGAAGAGCAAAAGTAACACTTACCAGTGAAGAACTTGATAACATTGAAGAACAAACTGCTACTTGGAGTTTGGAACGTGCAAGTGGTAACCTATACGAAGCAGTGTTTACAGATGCATACAGTGCAGGACGTGGACAAGTTGAAATTGTTGACAGTGTATATCCAGATTTTGTCGAAAGCACCATACTTGAACTACCAGAACCAACGATAAAAAGATCTGCCTCAAACGGAGATCGAAACTACACCAGTATGGCATATACTGCTAACAATACACTTACTACATTTCAATTGGATTTTGATAACTTTACTGGTAATGTAGTAGCACAAGGTAGCGAAACACAAATTGGTCCTGATTGGTATGATATTGGATCGCAAACAGTTTATACAAATCAAAATACACGAAGTTACATTAACATTGACGGCAGACACAATTGGATACGTTTTCAACTCAATCAATATGGCTTATCTGGAGAAGGTGTTGCAACAGTACAAAATGGTGCAGTAACTGCCATAACATCCGGAGGCGGATCAGAATGGTATGGAGCAGGCAATCCCAACGTTGATATTGAAGGAAATCCAGGAGGCACTGGAGCAACTGCCACTGCAACACTAAACAGTAATTCGGTGGGTAGTATTACAGTCACCAATGGCGGACAAGGGTATATAGAAGTACCATTGGTTAAAATTAATAACGGAAGGATTACACAGATCCTCTATAGATAGTTAACCAAAACACTTGATCAATTACATAAAGTATGCTAATATACTAGCATAATGATAGACATCTTAAGTTACATTCCGCAGAAGCGAAAACAAACCAGTTCTGGATGGGTTAGTTTTAATGCACCCTGTTGTGTACACACAGGAGAATCTGCAGATAGACGTAGTCGTGGTGGCGTAAAGCAACAGGAAGACGACTGGAGTTATCACTGCTTTAACTGTGGATTTACTGCAAGTTTTGTACCCGGCCGTCCAGTTAGTTACAAAGCAAGAAAAATACTAGGATGGTTAGGAGTAGACAGTACTGATATTGAACGTCTTAACTTGGAAAGTTTGAAACGTAAAAGTTTATTAGATTTAACTGCTGAACGCAATACCATAAAACAAACGCAAATTGACTTTGATGAAAAAGAAGTTCCAGAAGGAGTTGAACTGGTTGATCCAGAACTAGATCAACACAAACACTATCAAGAGTATCTTGACAAACGTGGTATAGTATTAGAGTATCCATTCTTAGTTGATAAGAAACGAGGACCAAGAGATAGAATTGTTGTGCCTTATACATACAAGAATAGAATAGTAGGACACACATCACGTTACTTGGACAGTCGCACACCAAAGTTTATAAACAGTCAGCAACCTGGTTATGTTTTTGGCTATGATTTACAAAAGCCCAACTGGACAAGTGCAATAGTAGTTGAAGGTATTTTTGATGCACTG